ATTAAACCCGCCTCAATGTTTCTGTGGGTTTCGGTACGCACCACATTATTTGCCTTGCCATAGCTGAAATCAAGCCTATCAACAAGCCTGCGTGACATTGTATCGTATCTTTCGCCGTTCATCAGACCTATGCTTACCGTCTGCTTTATTTCGTACACAATTTCCTTGCGGTTCTTTTCAAGAAGCGCGGGCAATGTCAGCTTTTCGATATTATTGGAAATTGCCGACTTCATTACCTCGGGACGCACGTTCAGCGCCGACAAGTCATAAGCCCTGTTTACCGCCTCGACCATACCGATATAGCATTCCTCGTACACCGTGTCTATAAGCTTCTGTATCTCCTTTGAAACGTCGGGAAGGTACTCATTGCAGTTTTTGTCTATCTCACTAAGGAACCACGCCAACTTTGCGCTTCTTTGCAGATCCGAAACCGTCAACATTCCGTTTCCGTCGGAATATTTTGTGTACGTTTCGGCAACAAAAGCTGTAAGCTCCTTTAAAAGCTGCTTGTATATGGATCTTATCTTCTTTTCTGTCAACACCTCGCGGCTTTCCTCTATACGTCGTATCTCGTGCAACAGGTCGTTTAATGATGTTGAAGTTTTCGGCATTTCTGTATCACCCTTTAGATTTTATTGTCCTGTTCTGTTTCCTTTGTACTCTCCTGCCGCTCCACCTCGGTATCTTCATCTTCGGGCAAATCCTTTGTAAGAGAGGGCACCTCGTTTTTTTCGTCTTCTATAAGCTGCATAATGTACTCTACGTCGTCCACAAACGACAATTGAGAGTATGCAACAATTTTCGGCAAGCCCGCGGCAATAAGAGCCTGAACAATTTGCGCCTCGCTTGCCAAATCCTGCGGAAAATTGCGCTTAAAGTCCATAGTAATTTGAAGCGGGTCAACCTTAATACCCTTTTTAGCCCACGCAGAGGAAAGGAGTTTCCACATATACTGTGCGGCATTCATCATCTGCGCCTGATACATACCGCACTTTGTTTCAAGTCCATGCAGCTTGAATTTTAATGATATTCCCGACGCGCTCCCGAAGCTTTCATCATTCAGATTAGGCGTTTTTGAAAAGCGATAGATGTTATTCTCTAAACGCGTTAAATGATGTTCCGTAAACGCGTCGTTAATATTCTTGGTAAGAAAATACGCCCTGCCCTGCTGCGTACCGCCCGCGGGGAAAACAAACGCGCCGTTCTTTTGTCCTTTTCTTATGGTATCGTCGTCTATTTTCAGTCCCTCGAAAATCAGATAGGAGTGTACAAAAGCTTCGATTTCGTTTGAGTTGTCGGAAAGTCCCTTGTCGTAATCGTCAATAAGAGCAAGTACCTTTTCAGCGTCGCCCAGAGCCTCGCTGTTGTTCAATATCCCTTGCAAAGGGCAATAATCGAACAAATGGGGTTTTACCTCCGTTTCGGCAAGGTCATATAACGACGTACCTTGCCAAATGTGAATGTTTTTACTGTCGTAAAAGTTTGCCGTCCAAACCGTACCGCCGTTAATACCCTTTGTTTCGTAATATCTGACTGCAAATTCAGGCTCTGATATGTTTGTGTTCGACAAAACTATCGTTTCATAACCATGTACCGGCATTACTCTTTCGTTGCCGTCCGTATCAATATAAAAAAGTCTGCCCGAGTATCCGTAAATACTGGCAAACTTTGTTGTTTCCATATCAATGCCGTACATATTATTGCGGGTCGTAAAATCAGTTACCGCCTTTGCCGCCAATTCAACGGCATTTTCACCGCCCGTTGTTTCCTCAGCTTCCTTTCCCTTGCTGTAGCTGTATGCAATAGGCTTTCCCGCAAAGTATCCCGTCTTGAAGTCAACGATCTCACCGAAAAAGTCGTTATTTATCTTATTATTGATATCGTCGTCCTCATAACGCGGCTGTCTGCCAAATACAGGTACGCTTTCTTTTAAGGTCATATACCTCTCATAAAGGTTTCTGTTATAAACAGCATTGGCTTTGTGCTTTGCAATGATTTTCTGCAACAAGTCTTTGGTTATGTCGCTTTTGCGTATCTCCTCCAGCTCCGCCGAAAATTCGGGGAGCAGCTCCATTTTAGTTCTTGACATAAGTTATGTTCTCCTTTTCCGTTTCTTTTGCTTGCGGTTCGTCAGCTTCTTATCAAAGAATATTCTGCCGTCATATGTACGGGTCAAACCGCACTTTCGGCAAACTGAAACATCATTTATCTTTACAAAATCATGATTACACATTAGTTTAGCCTCCTGCCTGCTTTTACTTCCGCTGCCAATATTTCGTCGCAAAGGGCGTAACGCAGCGCGTCAATCAAATGGTTGTTCACATCGGCGGGCATTGCCATTACATTGCCTTTTCTGTCCTCTTTCCAGTGGTACTGTTCGATCTCGTTTTTAAAGTTCTGACATCTGAAATCAACAATTATTTCATAGTCTTGCAGCCACCTTATGCCGCGGTTGACGCTGTCCGCACCCTTGACCGCCGCAACAGCCCTGATATCGTTTGCATATAGGAAATCAATGGTTTTAGGCTCCGCGCTGTCACAAGTCACGTACTGCGTACCTATTTTACTTTTCAGCAGACGTATAAGCTCACTGTCGGACATTCCCGCTTGATACCATTCGTCAAAAACATATATTTTCTTGCGCTTTTTATCAAGATGTACCCTTATCAGCGCGTTAGGGTCAACGCTGTAGCCGAAGTCAAGACCATTATGTATGCGGTCGAACGTCGGTATAAGACTGCTTAGATCCTCCGTGTGCCAGTTCTTGAAAATAACGTGTCCCAGAACACCGAAATTGCCAAGCGTGTAGACCTGATAGTAATACTCGTCTGTTTCATCTTCAAGCTGTTTTCTGTCGTCGCCGGTCAGAAATAAATTGTCCTTGTATGTGGTTTTGAGTATGCTTAAACGGTTGTTCTCAAATGACGTTTTATCGTCCTGCCATTCGCCGAAAAACTCCTTGTATATCCAATGCGAACGCAGGATAGGATTAAATGACAATATGACGCACTTTGAAAACTTGCTTTTTGTATTACCCCTCAAACGCTTTGTAAGCTGCTTGTATGCCTCACGCTTGACCTCCGTAGCCTCTTCTATCCATATGCGGTGAAGTACGTCGTCTATTGGCGTTACAGACTTGATTTTTTCCGCGTCGTCCAAACCCGCAAAGAGTATCTGACGGTTATTCAGCAGACAAGTTACAGACATTGTGGAGCGGTTTACCTTGTAGTATTTTGTCAAGCCCATATTTGAAATGGCTTTCGTAATTTCGTTAAAAACAGACATTCCGATCGTGGTCGCAACGTTGCGGCATACAAGCCAATTAACGCCGCTTAAGTTATCCAACACAACCTTTGAAGCCAAAAAGTATGACTTGCCGCTGCTGCTCCCGCCGTAATATATCTGCGTAAACTGCGGCTTGTTAAAGTACGGTATATACGCTTTGTTTGCTTTAACATTTATATCCAAAACATCAAAACCTTTCGTGTAAAATATAAAAAGCCATACAAAAAAGCGGCTGATATTTCAACCGCTTTTTGTATGCTGTTATGCTTTGTTATTATATCCTTTTTGATTAAAGGCGTTTAAGCTCTCTTCTCTAAAGGATCGGCAACTATCGGACATTCTTCAATATTGCATGGGTCAATATCTATGCAGTTATATGGGTCACGAACACCCGACAAATCCCAGGCTATAGTATTATTCATTACTGTAACTGAATTAAAAAAATCTATGTTCTTCAACTTTTCAAACAAATTGCCCCGTGCAATAAGCGGCTTCATATCAACAAGCCGCACCGCTCCATCATTCATGTAAGCGTATACTGTAAAATCTTCGCCCGGAACGGCTTGCAACACTTCCGGCATTAAATCTGTGTTTCTCATTGCAAACCCTCCTTAAATAAGCGGATTAATTCGGTTCATGGGCTTATTGCTCTTTGACAGCTCCCAGTTATTCATCAATTCGTCTCTGTGCAGTTCACACCATGCAAGAACAAATTTTAATTGACGGTTGGGAAGCTTGCCGCGTATAACAATGCCCTCCTGTATGTCAATCATTGCTTTAAATTCTGCATATTCAGCATGAAAGTGCGGCGGGTTATGATCGTCCCCGTACATCGTTATTTTTATGCCGTTAAATAAACTTATTTCTGGCATTATTATCACTCCTGTTCTTCTAACCAATTTGTTTTATTTCTCCCGTGTCAGTTCCTCGCCCATATCGTCGGCAATAAGCTTGTTGATGTAGCCCTGTAAGCTCATACCTATTGATTGTGCATATGATCTTATCTTTTCTTTTTGCCCTTTTTTAACTTGAAGTCTTATGTCATCATAAGCTTTTTTAGCATATGCGTTTTTTATTTCTGCGTTTGTTTTTGGCATGTTATTCACCTCAACACAATTATACCATATATCTTTTTGCATGTACATGTACAAAATACACAAATATTCATGTACATGTTTATTGAAAATACCACTTGTATTACATGTACATGTATGTTATAATATAATCAAGATAAATCAATCAAGCAAAACCAAATACACGAAAGGCAAGGTAAAGAATATGAAATTTGAAGTAAACAAAAGATATGAAGCTTTAAGCGGTAGCGTTTTAACTTTTGAAATTATCAAAAGAACGGCAAAGCGTGTGACTTATGTAGAAATAGACCACGCAGGCAGATACAACGAGCGCAAAAGCGAACCTAAAACAGCAACTATAAAAATTTGGTCAAAAGGTGAAGTATTTATTACTTCACGCGGCGCAACTGTTAAAGCATACTAATTAACAAGCCGAGCTAACGGCAATACGGGCAGAAAGGTAAGGTAAAAAATTATGATGTACAGTGAGTTTATTGAGAAAACACGATATGCTGAAAGCTATATGACATATGACGATTACACCAACTACATAGAGCCTGTATATATGGCTAACAGCGACGATAAAGAAAAGTTTTGCAAGAAATTCAGAAAGTTATTCTACAACCGAGTACAAGCAGCAGAAGAATTGATGTTGAGAGCCAAAACGCTTGAAGAAAAAGAAGAGTATATTTGTGGTAATAATGACATAATGGCAGACGTAGACCATGCGGGTAAGCTGCTGAAAAAAGGCTTTTTGAAAGATTTGAAAAAACTGTATAAATAGCAAAGGGCGGCATTGCCGCCCGCCGTATAACGCTAACACGCGCGTTACTGACGAGGGGCAGAACCCCGAAACGGCGAAAGGCAAGGCAAAAGAGTATGGCAAAAGATGATGTTTTACACGGTTTAGAAGTCATAACTTATGACGATAACGGCAAATTATTTTTGATAAAGAAGTTTGATAATGAAAAAGAATTTTATCATGACAAGCCGAAACGCGAATACTTAATACGAGGTCCGGTTGAAATGGCACGCCAAGAGGCTGAAAAGGTAGCAAGAACAGAAAACTGCATAACTTCATTTATGCCAACTGATGAATATTTGCAATCATGGGCGGGCGGCGAGGTATTCGACCATATTAATTATGCAGATATTAGTTACAAGGCAAATATAAAAAGTGTATGTGTTGATATGTTACGTCGCAAACAAGAAGGTAAATTTTACGGTACAGAGACGGTAAACGGCTTGAAAATGGCTATTGCATACATTGACAGCATAGAGGGCGACAAATTGACAGAGCGCGAATTAAATAACGCCACATGGCTTTCAGACTACAGAGGGGCAGAAACAGACTACACGCGGTTAATAACCACATAAAAGCAACGGGCGGCTATAATGCTGCTTACAATGATAGAAAGGCATGGTAATGTAATGACTAATAGAGAGTTAAAAGCCTATGAGATAGGTCAAAGAGAAGCTTACGAACGGCGACACATAGTAACGCCGAACC